TGAGTGCATTCAGGACACTCAAAAACGAACCTTGGATTGACTCCATACTCCCCTTTATTGATTTCAGATATAATTTTCTTGATATCCTGAATATGCATACGTTTCAGAGCCTTTGAGATAAACACCGGATCTGAATTACCATCAATCGACACCACAAACCTATACATGTTCTTATAGACTTCTTCAGAGTCGCTCAGGAATATCTCTTCACGGCTTCTTGGGAATCTAACCTCAGCTTCAACTTTAAGTTTAGGGAGTTTTATTTTTCTAGGATCCTCTAAGTCATCAGGCACCTGAGTCATGTTAAGGTGCTGGGAAAGACTCAGTGATGTCTTAATTTCTGCCGTACATGCAGGGCATGTAATGTTAAAGTCGTAACTATCTCCATATGAGACCTCTCTAACTTTCATAAGGAGAAACATCTTATCCATCGACAGCAGATCATCAACATTAATACCATCAATAGACTTTTCAAGGAGTTTGGACACTATATCTGTCTTGGTATCCTTGGCGTTTAAGATCTTTTGCTCATCTAAGAAAGTTAGAGGCTTAACATCAACCCCTTGAAATCCCGTATAAAACTTACCCTTAGATGGCAGATCTGTGATAGTGATTGTGTCGTCGGAGGACTCAGCGAATAAAGCGTTCAGAGCATCCTCTCTAGGATCTCCTGAACCTCCAACAATTTGTTTGTTCTTACTCATACTACACCTTTATTGCAATAATACTATTATAGTATATGAAGATAGTAGTAGGTAACTTAACGTCTACCTTAGAAACAGATAATCCTAAGATAATATCCGCTCTGAGAAATAAGTATGCTTTCTCAGTCCCAGGCTACCAATACTCTACTGCTTACAAGAGGAAGACATGGGATGGGAAGAAAAGATACTTCGGAGCTAACGGTAAGTTTAGAACTGGTTTACTTAGACGTATTGTAGCAGATCTCAATGAGATTGGAGCAACTGACATTGAATGGGAAAATAAGCCTGAAGAGCAAGAACCCTTCATCCCTTCGGTCGGTAACTTTGAGTATCGTGAGTATCAGAAAAAGGCTATCTATCAGTGCCTTAAGAAGCGTAGAGCTATTGTAGACAGTCCCACGGGGTCTGGTAAGACTCTTATCATGGCAGGGTGTATTGCTGCCTTACAGCACGATAAGGATATTACAGCAGTTGTCTTGTTCCGAGAGAAGGGTATCCTCAACCAGACTTACGAGTTCTTCAAGCGGTGTGGGGTTCGTGATCTCGGATACAATTCAGGTGAAGGATTTATTGATGGAAAGATCATGCTATCCACAGTTCAAAGTATTGAGCGTATAGTGGATACACACCTACAAGCTGATTTGCTTATGGTTGACGAAGCTCATCAGTTCTGCAAGGGAGAGACCACCATAGCAGCCGTTGAGAGCTTCCCTAACGCCTCCTACAGGCTCGCATTCACTGCCACCCCTCCAAGGGAGAAGGCAAAAGATATCAACGCTAGGATGGTCCTAGAGGGCGCATTCGGCCCTGTATACACGACACGCACAGCAGAGGATCTAATCAAGGATGGTGCCCTTGCAAAACCTATCATTCAGGTTGTGGATAACACTCCAGTCTCCTCTGTGCCTGACGACCTTTCCTACCTTGAGATATACGAAGAGTATATCGTAAACTGTGACAGGCGCAACGACAAGATCAAGACAATTGTATCAAAAGTATACCAGTCTAACCCTAAGGCTAAGATCCTCATACTTGTAAAGAACTTGCAACATGTAGAAAACTTACAACAGAGAATCGACAACTGCTACACTATTGAGGGTAAAGATGATATCGACAGTAGATATGATATCATTAACAAATTTGTAAAGGATGATAAACCTGCTACAATTGTAGGAACAAACGTCATGCAGACTGGTATCAGTATTGACGAGATCAGTCATATGATCAATGCTAGAGGATTATCTGGTGAAGTTCCGACATTGCAGGGTTTAGGTCGAGGTATTCGTAAAGCAAAGGGGAAAGACGAGATGTATTTCTACGACTTCTATGACCGTATGCCATACCTTGAGAATCACTCCAAGCAAAGAATACACCACTACGAAACATTAAAGTTTGAGGTTCACAATGTCCGATTCTGAGATACTAACTAAAGAAGCACAAGTTGATACAATCAACAAGATTACAAAAGATCAGCAAAACATGATTGATGCCTGCGTAGATACGCTCAAGGCAATCAAGGACGGTGACAAGATTTCAGAGGCTACGCTACGTAATCTGAACAGCGTAATGAGAGAGTTAGATTCCCTGCGTGAGTTATTCTATACTCGACTGTTCAATTCTCTTAAGCGTGGTGATATGCTTTTAGGTTAAGAGAGTCTGAGTATTCTAAGGGTTGTACCATCCGTAAGTAAGTTTACAGAAGAATTGGGGGTTACCTTAACCGCTATCAGGCTCCCAGCACCAGCACTTATTATGCTAGTGATATGGGCTGTACTTTTGGACGTAGATCCATAACTATAAGAAACAGATTCAGATATATCAGTAAATCCAGACTCACCATCATCATAAGCTAAGAGACAGTTTGTTGTGTAGGCTCCGGTCCCTGATGTCGTTACCGCACAATCAATTTGATAATCTCCAGCAGTATTAAAAGTTACACCACTAGAAGTCAGCTCTGCACCAATTGTAATATCCGAGTTTGCTTGATCAACTGCATTGGTTGAAGTAACAGACCATCTAGGGTAGCTACTATTTTCACCGGCTATTGTAACGCTATTAGTGTTGTAAGCTAATATACGACTAGGGTTTACAAAACTAATTCCAGCATTTGTTAATACTTGATTTATTGATTGGGTTCCTGGGCGTGCAGGGCTTCCTTCGAAATACACCATCGAACCAGATGCACCTGAAAGACTTGAAACAGCCGATGCACCATTTGTGATAACCACGGAGTTAATATCAACGTTTGCAAGCTTGGCAGTTGTCTGCGTAAACTCATTAGTACCAATAGTAGCACTACCTACAACATCCACATTGACAGGGATATCGTTCGCTCTTCCAACACCCGTAACTTTTACTTTAGCTCCTGGTGTCGCTTTTAACAGAACTCCTACGTTCTGAATAAGGTGATTTGATCCCGTTGGTTTGATCGCTGTTAAACTTCCAGAGGTAGTAGGAGAAACATATAAAACGTCCCCAACATTAGGAGATCCATCAATAGTCAGTGAATTGTCAACATCTGCTGTTCCAAAAGTTACTGCAAGTCCGGTCTCATCTGTAAGTATGTTGGAGTAAACAACACCTATAGAAGGCATTGTGTTTGGAGAATCTGCTCTGGCTAAACTAACTTCAGCTTGATCTCCTTGAAAATTAAAAAGATGAACAATTTGACCTGCTTTAAGTTCTGACCCTGATCGGTTTTTTATCCTAATATACTGCTCATCTTCATATGCGTTTACCCAGTTAGTTCCATTCCATTGAAGGTGCTGTGGTAACAAACCACCACCCTCACCTGTGTCCCCTCCTAATTTGTCAAATGCTATACCACTAAGGCTGCTGAGATAAAGATCGACAGTCGGGCCTGTATCGCCATTAACACTGGTTACACCACCTCCACCGCCACCTGTTGGGATTGTGGAAGGGCACCACTCAGTCCCATTCCATACTAACGCTTGATACTGAGTAACTGAAGTAACACCAGCGCAAATATCAGTAAGAGCACTAAGAGCCCCTGCGGCTACAGCGGGTGTAGCGGATGCTTTCCAGCAACGGTTTTCAGTATCGTAGGTTAGGACATCACCTGGGTTAGGGGAAGTATCAGAGTCACATACATCACCTACATCGCTGAGGTTGAGAGTGAACTCCACCAGACCGGAAGCATTGCCCGTTGAATCGTTAAATCCAAGGGCAAGCGGTATCTTATTGTAACCCATTTACGCCTCCTTAAGTCTTGTATTGCTCTGGGTCTTCCTTCTCTTCTTCCTCGTCCTCTTCTTCTTCGCCGTCATCCTCCTCTTCAGGCTCTTCCTCGCCATCAGGTTTAATGTCAGCTAACAAATCTTCGAGTTTAGAGAGAAGAGAAGTTAAGTCATCTTGCTCCATTTCTTCAGGCTCTTCTTCGCCTTCGTCTTCCATGGGCTCTTCTTCACCTTCAGGATCTTCCTCAGGCATTTCTTCACCACCTTCAGCAGCAGCCTCTTCATCAGCGACTTCACCCTTCACTTCTTCAGCGGCTTGCTCGGCGTCCATATTAGGCTCCTCCATGCCAGCTTCTTGATCGCTGTCCATATCATCAGGACTACCTAAAGGCTCCTCAGGACCTTCTTCATCGCCTTCCATACCTTCCATATCCTGACCATGATCTTGGACTTGATCGGCAGCAGTTTCAACAGCAGGGACAAGCATCTTTAACACATCGCCGATCTTACCGAGATCATCAGCAACCTTTGTAAAGTCCATGTAATCCATAAGGTTAGCTTCATTCAGCGTATCGCCATGACCCGCATCTTGGAAAAGCTCCTCAAGGAAAACAGCGAGATCAATCGACTCAGCGCCATTCTTTGTTTGCAGTGTGTTAACAAACTCCATTAACGTCTTCTCAATGATCGAACCCGTAGGAGCGTGCTTCGCAATCTGAGCGAGGATTTCACCTTCAGTCATAGCCAGTGTTCTGAAAGTCGGAACCTCATCAAGCTTACGAACGTCGATGCCATACTTCTCATTCAGGACATCCAGAACGTATTGCTTGATTGGCTTTTTCATCTCGTAGATCTTACCAGCAAACTTGTTAAGATCCTTTTGCGAAGTTCTAATCTCATTCATCGACAACGAGTTATGTAACAGATTGGTGATCTGCTTCTTAGTCGCCAAAGCGAGGTAAGGAGCGTCCGAGATTGTTTGAGCAACTTGGTGACGAACCGAATCGATATCACTCTCAAAGATCATCGAAGCGAGATCTTGAACGCTATTGCTGTCAATCCAGATGTTATCGAAGTTTTGCTTGGCTTCGAGCAGTTCTTTCTGGATAAGCTCTTTTCTGCAAAGGTGCTCGTAAAGGTTGGTCTTACCAATAAACTTAACTTCGATTTCCTTCGCCTCTTGAATCTGATCGACTGTTCTTTTAGGAAGATCAAAGCTAGTCGAAACAAGGTTGACAAGCTTCATACCAGTCTTCATACCAGTCGATTGCAGCATCTCCTCATTTTCCTTAAGGAATGTCACTAACTGATCTCTGATCTCATTGACACGTTGGAACTCCTTCGAGGAGGTGATTTTAGTGGACTCACCAAATCTTTGAGTCTTCTCTTCGAGTCTGTTCTTGATTCTTTCGTAGGTGAGCTTAGTCTCATACATCGAAAGGATCTTATCAAACGAACCCTCAGCCGACTGGTAATCGTCTTCCATCAGGTTTGAGAGGACATTCAACACCTTCTTATCGGTAGCTTCCTCAAACGCTTTCTTGTTGTTGAGAATATCAGCATCCTCCACCACAATCTTAGTCAGCTTTAAAGTCGGCTTGAAAGCATACTTACCACTAATCACCGAACCATTCTCGGTCAGGTAGGTTGCAACACCATCCTCAACAGAGAACAGTTCAACATTCTCTCTCAGAGTACGAGCTAAGTAATCACCAATCTTGATCAGGTTACTAAACTCTTTTCCACGATTTTCAATCAGATTCGTTAACATAATAAATATACTTGTTCCAAAATTATTTAGCCCCGTCTTTCGGGGTTATTTTATTAAAATGCTGTTTCTCACTCATCTCTTCAAGCAGTTTGATCAATTCATCATCACAACCAGACTCTATGGCAAGAGATTTCATAGAGTTGTAATCTAAAGATTCAGCGGCTGGTGGTGGTGGTTGTCCTTCGGTAGGAGGGGTATTTTCGGCTGATTCCATAGGAGCGCCAGGAGGAGCACCCATTGGAGCACCGCCTGGAGGCATCATGCCAGGAGCCATCATCATCTGACCAAAGACCGGATCCTTCTGATCTGCTTCGAGGCTCTTCTTAGCTTCCTCAATCTCACTGTCAGACATCTTGTAGTAATCCTTGTAGATCTTCTCCATTGGGAAGATCATAAGACCCTTAACAGCCTGAACAACACGAGCCTTCTGTTCATCAGTATCAAGCATTCGCTTGAGAGCCATGTCGGAAGGAGCAGGAAGTTTAATCTTAAGTTTAGAGATAAGTGTGGTTGGGAAACCCTTAAGCATTAGGTGTCTCTTTGCAATTGTCTCTAAACCAAGCTCAATCGACTTTTGGATTCTAGTAATGACGCGAGCGAACTTAACATCAAGTTGCGACAGGTTAGCCTTACGCTCAGGCGATTGATCTTTCTCAACGATGTAATCCTTCGGAATCTTAAGTG